TTCTTGCTTGATTGTCAGTTTATAGTTCCCGATGATGGTTATAATGACATGATATTTGTATTTCAAGACGGTAGCGGAGATGTTGCAGGAAATATAAGGTCAACCGCAAAATCAAATAGAGGGAATAATTCTGATGAAGATGGTGTGTATGGAAGAAATGGAACAGCCGCATCAGACGGAATAAACATATTTGAGGGGTCAAGAGGTACTAATAATCAAGGTATGAACTTGCTTATAGAATTATGGCAACCAATAAGTAGTGATGGAGATATAAACATGATGTGGCGAGCAACTGGGATTCAAAGTGGATACTACGCATTTGCAACTGGTGGTGGTATGTCTGAGAGTGGAACAAATGCAACAGGTTTTGTTATTAAAAGAACAAGTGGAAATTTAACACAAAATATATCTGGTGCTAGTTATATAAAAATTTACGGATTGGCGGCATCCTAATGGGAATAACATATAAAATAGAAGATGTAGGTAAAGTAGCAACACCAAATGGATTAGTTGAACTTACTAACGAAGAAAAACAGGCAATAGTAGATAAATGGAACGCACATCAAAGTAAATCCGCTGAAAGAAAACTTAAAAGAATTAAGAGAATGAGAAATCAAAAACTTTCTGAAACAGATTGGAAAGTTACAAGTGCAAAAGAACAAGGCACAAATCTTTCAACATCATTTAAAAATTATAGACAAGGGTTGCGTGATATTCCAAGCACATATACAACTGAAAGTGAGTATGATGAACTATTGGCAACTGATGACAACGGAAACCTTACTCATAGTGTTTGGAGTGAATAATGGCATTAATTAAAACTAGAGCAAGAGGAATAAAGCTAGATGATACTTTTGCGTTCACAGGTTCGGTTTCTGGTGCTGGTGGAAATACACCATCATTTTTAGCTTACAGAACATCAAATCAAACAATAGCTACTTCTTCTGTTACTCATGTTGAATTTGACGGAGAACATTATGATACAGGTGGTTGTTATAATAATACAGGTAGCACAGTAACTTTAAATGGGGTTTCTGTTCCCGCTTATTCTTTTGGACCAAATGTAGCTGGTAAATATTTTATTGGTATGAAAGCAAGGTGTGATACTTCAAATGATGGAACTTCAACAACAGTACAATTAGGTAAAAATGGAAACAAATTTACTAGAGTTAGATTTACATTAGATAACGCTGAGGGAATGTTTTGCGGTGGTGTTATTGATTTAGACGGTACAGATGATTATGTTCAAGGATTTGTAAGTCAAAATAGCGGAAGTTCAACAGTAACAAATGGCTCAAGCACATGGGGTAGTGATTCAACTACAGCTCATATGTTTGGTTTTTTAGTGGCTGGTGCATAATGAAACCTTGCGATTGTAATTTTAAAGAACAAGAGTGTAATTGTGGAAAATGATAAAGCCATTTTTTATTGGTCTAGTTCTTGCAACAATATTAATATTTTTTCTTAATTCATTATTAAATTCTGCTATGGCAGATACAAACACAGTTTCATCAACTGTAATTGATAAATCAGTTCCAACAGCAAATGCACCAAGCGTTGTTGTTAATAATTCTGATATTTGTAAGACGGCAGCTTCAATGGGAATTCAAACCCAAATTCTTGGTATTGCAAATGGAATAACTATTGTCGATGAAAACTGTGAACGTATTAAACTTTCACGATCTTTGTATGCAATGGGTATGAAAGTGGCAAGTGTGTCATTATTGTGTTCAGATGCCCGAGTTTTTGACGCTATGTGGCAAGCCGGTACGTATTGCCCTTTTCAGTCTTCGATTGGCGATGAAGCAAAAAAAGGTTGGGAAGATAACCCACATCTTGTTCCAGAAGGAAGTTTAATATTTGAAGACAAAGAAATAAAAAGACAAGAAACAAAAAATGAAAGTAATAATGATTTTGAAAAATTTATGTTCTATGGCATGGCTCTTTATACCGGGGTTTCTGCTTTCGGTTTCCCTTTCTTCTTCTAGTTTAGCAATTGATTGTTCCACAGATACGGTTGGTCTTTGCACGCCAACAGTTGAAGAAATAATTGAAGAAGTAATAACTGAAACAATTGAACATGAAGCAGACGGAATAACAATTACAACGACCACAGAAACAACAACGACAACCACAGAAGTTTCTAACGAAGATTCAACAGATTTATTAGATGGAGATAATGGTTTTGTTTCGCAAAAATATGAGGGCGATATGGATAGTGATTGGGGTGGCCAAGGGCCTGCTTCCATGCGTTCTGGATCATATTGTAATAATTTAGGCACGGACAGATGTGCAGAAATCACAGGTAGCGGAAATTCAACTTCGACAATGGGTGTCGAAAATATGGGAACAACTTTTATTCAAACAGTTGATATAAGTGATCTTAATATTGAATACGGAGGTCGAACAAATTATTCTATAAAAGTTGACAAGCAAGATGCATCAGATTCAATCTATATGCACATAACAGGTAAAGATGGCAGCACAAATGTTTTTTCTGGGACTGACATTCTATCAGCAAGTGGAACTGAAAGTGGATTTCAAACTTATGAAAGTGGTTTTGATTTTTCTGGAAGCATAACAACTGTCATTATAGAGATTGGAGGCAGAGATATTAACTTATCCATCGGACCCTTGTTCGATGACGTTACCATTAACGTTTTGTATAATGTTATCAATACCATTGTTCAGCAATCCATAACATCTGTTGAAATGTTTATTGCTTTGAATATCGATGCACCAGAAAATGTCATTGATGTTGTTGAAGATGTATTTGAAAGTAATGATCCAATAGGAACAGATGAGGGTTTTAATTTAGAGCCAATATCAATTGACGAGCCAACTTATGAAACTGTTGAAATAGAAATTCAAGAAATAGAAATTGCAGAAATAGAAATAGAAGTCACTGATATTGAGACAGAAGTTGAAACAGAGATAGAACTAGAGATTGAGGAAAGTATTGATGAGCCAATAGAAGTAGAAAGCACAGACCAAGAAGAACAATCAGAGCCCGAGACAGAATCAAACGAAGAAGAAAAAGAAGAGAAAGTCGAAGTAGCAACAAAAGAAAAAGAAAACAAAATAGAAAAAGTAAAAGAGGAAAAAGAAGAAGTTGAAGAATTAGAGACAGTAGAGAAGAAAGAATCATCAAAAGAAAAAGCTGTTAAAAAAATTATGAAAAAAATAGATGACAAAAAAAGATATGATGACGTTGCTCAAACAAAAACCTTGGTTGTTATGCAAGTTCTAGTTGATAGCAAAAATTTTTTTGAAAGCCAGATTGCTTTGAATGATAGAGTTGATTTTTTCACAAATGATACTTTACCAGATGCAACGATTAATGATAATAATATTGCAAGTTATTTATTGTTTGCCGGTAGCGATGGTTTAATGAATGATCTAATAGACAGTCAATGGCAGACGGATTTGGAATAATTATGGCAGAATTAGAATTACCTGGTGGTATAAAATTTAAGGGTGGCAAGATCTTTGTTATCTTGACAGCATTATCTACTTTGATTGGCGCATTGTGGGGAGGCTTTGAATTTTACAAGGATTATCAGAACATGCGTGAAAAAATTACCACTTATTCTGCACCGGATCTATCTGGTTTTGACAAAAGATTAGAATTACTAGATCAATCAAATGAAATGCTAACACAAGAAATTTCAATGATAATTCAAGAAGTGCAATTAGTTTCTGACGTAGCAAATGAATTAAAAAATGATTTAAGGCAAGATGTAAGAAGAATAGAAAAAATTGTAAATGATGTTGAACAAATGGTCAAAGAAGATTCAAGAGAAACCAGCTCGGAGTTAAGAGATACCACGAGGGACATTTTGGAAGACATGGAATTATTGAAAAATAAGTTGGAAACAGCCATGAATGAACTTGAAACAAAAATAGATAAAAGAATAAAAAGTGCATTAGAAAACCCACTCAACAATATGTGATGTGGCACATTCATACAATCATTTGTATAATTAATATTTCAATTCAACCTTTCTGCAGCTATGGGGGAAAATTACCGATCACATTTACAAATTATAATACTTGTGATATTGCAATTGATCGTATAGTTGAAAAGATAGATGAAGATTTAAAATTTAAAGAAATAGCTTTATTAATGAAATGTATAGAATCTTATGAGCAAACCCATACCTAAAACAACAAAAGAGCATATCCTCCACATTTATAACAAGTTAGATCTTTTGGAGAATAACCATTTGAAACATATGCAACGAGATATTGACCGATTAAATTATATTTTATGGGCAATTGGATTTATGGTTGCAACACAATTTGTTAGTTGGGTTTTGCGAATGTTTGGCTGATGGATGATAAAGAGTGGGACGAGCTCAAGTTAATTCAAGAAAAACTTCACGAGGCTCTAGATAAAGGATACCCACCTTTAGGTAAAGGAGGCCCAAATAATCCCCCGGGGGCAAAAAAGATTGTCGAAGATGTTTTAGATATTCCAAGAACAACACTTCAAAGAAAAATAGACAAAATTGAAAAGATGGCTCTTTTAAGTTCTCATTGGACTATAGAATGGCACAGATACAAAGAAACAAAACCACAATTAATTATTGAAGAATACAAAAAGCCGGTTGTAAGAATTCAAGCACAAAGAACAGACTTTTCAGATCCGACAAAAGTTTTTGTTATTCCAGACGCACACTGCTCGCCAAATGATAATCATGAACGATTTCTTTGGATAGGTAAACAAATAAGAGAATATAATCCAGATTATCTTGTTTGCATTGGAGATTTCTGCAGCTTTGATAGTTGCAGTTCATTTGACAAAAATTGGACAGTAAAAGGATCTAAAAAGCCACCTATTCTTTCAGATATAAATGCAACTGAAGAATGTTTAAAATTGTTAGACGAGGGTATGGGCGACATCAATCCAATAAAACATTACTGTTTAGGAAACCATGAATTGAGATTATATAAGTATGAAGATGAGCACAAAGAAGTTGTCGGTGCATTTTCTCAACAATATGAAACATTATGGAGACGTCGGGGTTGGGGAATATCAGAATATGGAGATTTTTACTTTATAAAAGGAGTGGCTTTTGTTCATGTTCCACTTAACGAAATGGGCCGAGAGATTGGGGGAAAAATGGCTGAGGCTTCGCAAATCAGTAATTCTGCCACGCACGACATAGTTTTTGGTCATAGCCACCGAGAAAGATCGTGGCGAGCGTCAAAATTAGGTAGAGGAAATTACGTAAAAATAGTAAATGTAGGAACTTGTATGGATTATGGACATATTGAAAGTTATGCAAAAAATTCTGCTAACGGTTGGTCGTATGGTTGCAGCCAACTTATGATTTCAGACGGACATATCCAAGGACACAATTTTATATCAATGATAGAATTAAGACAAAAATATGAACAAAAAAATTAATCCAGATTATTATATTGGCTCTAAAATCCAAGTATCAGAATTTATTTCAGAATTTAATTTAAATTATTTTGAAGGAAATATAATCAAGTATGTCGTAAGACATAGATCAAAAAATGGTATAGAAGATTTAGAAAAAGCAAAATGGTATTTAGAAAAATTAATTAAAAAAGAAAAATATCAAGAATTAGACGAAATAGAAAAAAGAGTTGGAGGAACAATATGAATATAGAAAAAATAAAAGAAGAAATAAAAGAAGAAGAGGGTTATCGTGATACTATGTATCGAGACCATCTAGGTTTTGCTACCATAGGATACGGTCATTTGGTTTTGCCAAGTGATAAATTTAAAGAGGGCGTGAAATATTCACATAAAGAACTTTTGAAAGTGCTAGATTACGATTTTCAAATAGCACGTCAAGATATGGAAAGTCTAACAAACCATTTAGATTTACCAGAAGAGGCGAGGGAAATAATTTTGCACATGCTGTTTCAATTAGGTAAACCAAAAGTCATGAAATTTAAGAAGATGTGGGCAGCTTTGGAACAAAAAGATTTTGTCACTGCCGGCTTTGAGATGGAGGACAGTCTATGGTGCAAAAAACACACCCCGGCAAGAGCGATGAGATTGTCGGAAAAGATGAAAAAGTTGACCTGAGAAAACATAAAAAAAGAATAACGACTTATGAAGAAAAACAGTTTATTCTTGAAACAAGAAAAAAATATAAGGATGATGATTTAAGAACTAGAATGGCAAGAATAAGTAAAAAGTTAAAAGAAGAAGGTAGGTTATAATGTTAGGTAAAATATTTGGTGGCGACACCTTAAAAACTGTTGGCACAGTTATTGACGATCTTCATTTTAGTGGCGAGGAAAAAGAAAAATTAAAGCTACAAATGAAAGAAATAGATGCAAAGTTAAAAGAAAAACAACTTGATATAAATAAAGCAGAGGCGTCTCATAGATCTATATTTGTTTCTGGATGGCGACCTTTTTTGGGTTGGATTTCTGGACTTTCAATTGGCTATGTATATTTATTTCAACCTGTATTCGATATGATTTTACAAATGTTCGATATTAAAGTAGATTGGGTCGTCTTAGATCTTGGTCAACTTATGCCACTTGTACTAGGTATGCTTGGTTTAGGGGGTTTAAGAAGTTTCGAAAAATCACGGGGGTTAACGAAATGAAACAAAAAATTGAAAAATGGTGGGACTCATTTGTTAGTTTAAAATGGTGGGTTCAAGCAATTATTATTGTAGCAATAACAATTGGCGTTCACAGTTATATTTTGCATTAGGTTTTTATGAAAAAGAAAAAAGCAAAAAAGACTGGTTTGACGCAAAAACAAAAGAAGCTGCCAAAAGCTCTGCAAATGGCAATTCTAAAAAAACAAAAGAAAGGTAAATAATAATGCCATATCATTACGGAAAAGGCAGTCATTCAAAAGGAATGAAAAAAGCCAAAAAAAAGAAAAAGAAAAAAAAGAAAAAGTAAATGGTTAAAGTTGCTTCTATTAAAAATATAATTAAAGATTTGTCGCCAAGGCAAAAAAGAACAATGAGTCGGCACGCAAGACATCATTCTTTGAAGCATATGCGAGAAATGGCAAAATCGTTGAAAAATGGAGCAACTTTTTCCAACGCACATTCTAAAGCTATGAGAAAAGTAGGGAAATGACAGGAATCACGACCACAACCACTTTGGCTGTTTTATTAAATAAAAGGCCCATGCGTAAAAAAAGAAGAAGTGCAAAAAAAAGAAGAAAAAAGAAAAAGAAAAGATAATATAACCATCAATGGTAAATCATACGATTTCTATAAAATAATCTGGTTGGATATTGTCGGTGATTCTGGGATTAGCTCATTTGAAGAATTTGACAAAATGCAACTAGCTGAAGTCATTACATACGCATTTATCTTCAAACAAAACAAAGATCAGATTTTTACTTTTGCAAGTTACTCAAAAGATGGTGGATTTGGAGATAGAAACGTAATACCGGTTGGTGTCATCAAAGATATGAAAAAAATAGACCTATAACGGCCCACTAGCGCATGAAAACGCTCCCGGGGATATGATTACCCCCGGAAACAAAAAAACGATCAGAAACCCCAAATATTCTGTCTTATAGCGATTTTCTCTTTTGAGGCCTTGTTCCAAGACCAATGGCCAAGATCTGGCTTGATTATTTCGCTTATTTCTTCAATTGAATCACATTTTGATAATAATGCACCCAAACTTTTTAAATGGGCCTCAATATATCTTAAATGTTTTGGATCATCAAAGTCTGCATCTATAAAATCGCACTTTGATTTTGTGGTCATTAATAATCTAACTCTAACATTTTTATTTGATTTTTCTTGAATTGCTTTTTTATAGATTGCTTGTTGCAAAACATGGCCATAATTTAGCTTAAATTGACTTGATGTTTTGACATCTATAACAATTATTTCATCCTCAAATTCAAATGTAAAATCTGTAAATCCAATTAGATCTAAACCTAATATTTGCGTGGATATTTGATTTTGATAACCGGTAAAATGTCTTTTGAAATTAGATCCTGTTCGCAATCCACCATTGTCAAACTTATCAATAAGAAGTTCTGTCATAGGTTTTATGACTTTCAATTCTTTTTCTATTTCATCAACTGTTTCAGTAAAAAAAGGTTTTAGATCCATAAAATAATTTATTGCAAAATCTACTGCCTCTTGCTTCCAAATTATTCGATCTTCACTTTCCCCGGTCAAATAATGATTCAAACCCATTTCAACAGCATTTCCCCTTGTCATTGAGGGGGTTGACGGTATTTGATTCCCGTAAATATATTTAGCAACAAAATCTGCTTTATGCTCAATATATGAATTTATTCTGCTATGACTTAATGGTAGCAAATCAAATTTTTCAAATTGCTCTTTTAGATCTTTCATTTCTTTTTCTCCAATTTATATTCTGCATAAGTTTTTTTTGTTTTAGGATCAGTTATAAAAACTGTTTCTATATTGTGGCCATCATCTCTTAATTCTAAAATTCTAGGTGCTAATCTAAAACATCTAAATTCATTGAAAGCAACCAACTGATTTATTGATTTATTTTTTTTTAGATAATTTAATATTTCGCTTTTTTGAGTCATTTATATTTCTCCATTTTTTATAAAGTTCCTTTGCATAAGGCATCGGATCAATATTTCTTGTATCCCAAAATTTTCGCTCTGATTCAATAAAAGTCAACGAATAATGACATGAATAACAAAGTGGAACAACTTTAGAATCACAACGCAACATTGCACCAATTCTATATTTACC